GGCGTGCGCCGCGACCACGAAAAACAGGGCCGCCCGTTCCACAGCTGGGCCAACCAGCCGGTGCAGGGCATTGTTGGGCCGTCGCGCCCGATCAACTTCTCGCTCACCGATGGCGCAACCGAAGCGCAGCGCTTGCTGTCGGCCAATATCGCTGTGCTCCTGCGCGGTGAAATGGGCGTGGAAAGTGCGATCGGTCAGGGTGGCTTCATCTTTGTCGGCACCGACAACGCAGGCGAGGACGACCTCTGGCGGTTCTACAATGTCACCCGCGGGCGTGACTTCATCCACCTGATGCTGCTGCGCACCCTGCGGTTCTATCTTGGACGCTTCAATGTCACGGGCCAGACCATTCAGGCGATCCTGAACACGATGGAAACCGGCCTGCGCAATCTCAAGGCCGATGGCGACATCCTGGGCTTCGAGATGAAGTTCACCCGCGATCAGAACACGCCCGAGGAACTGCGCCAGGGCCGCTTCACGGTCAGCTTTGCCGCCGAGGAGGCACCGGTCCTGCGCTATCTCGGCATCCAGTCCGCGCGCTACCGCCCGGCGTTGGATGCGCTGCTCGACGATCTGCTGGCGCAGGTCGGCACCATCACCGGCTGACCCCGCCACATCAAGGACTGGCTGACCCGCCTACATCAAGGAGAGGCTCTGATGAGCAATATCTATATCATGGAGGCCGCAAACCTGTTTTGCGGTGATGAGAATCCCACGGCCTCCAAGCACCTCACGCTGACCGAGTTGCAGCTACCCAACCTGCAGGAAATCACCCAGGATCATCACCCGGGTGGCTCGCGTGTGCAGATCGAGGTCGCGCTTGGTATCCAGAAGCTGGAGGCCAGCTTCAAGCTAGCAGGCTGGGATCCGGACCTGCTGGCGCAGTTTGGTCTGGGCGCCACGGCGCGCAAGAAGTTCACCGCCTACGGCTCGGTGCGCGACAAGCGCAACGGCGTGGCCATCGAGGCCAAGGCGGTGCTGGAGGGGCGTCTGGGCACGGCCAACCCGGAGGCGTTTCAGCGCGGCGAGTTGCAGGGCTTTGACTATGCCATCAACGAAATCCTGCATTACGAGCTCTATTTTGAGGGGGCCGAGAAATATTACTGGGACTTCTTCACCACCGATTGGCGCGTCAACGGCACATCGCAAAACGCAGATGAGCGCGCGATCTTGCGCCTTCCCAATGGCTTTTGAGGTGATCCATGTCTGACGCAGCAAAACAAAAGACCGTTTCCTTGTCGGTGCCGGTGACCTTCGAGGGCCGCGAAATCACTGAAATTCGCATCGCCAAGCCCAAGGTGAAGGACCTCAAGCGGATGAATGCCGCGCTCGACGGCATCACCGACCGCCTGGATCAGGGCATTGTCATGGCCTCGGCGCTGACGGGCTATCCGGTCGAGATGATCGAGGAGCTGGACACGGATGACTTCACCGCGCTGTCGGAGGTGATTGCGGATTTTTTCCCCAAGGGCACGGCTTCGCCGCCTGGCGATCGGTCGTAGCTGAGGTCGCCCACTGGCTGAACACGCCGCTCACGGCTTTTGACGAGATGGACTGGTCCGAGGTGGTGCTCTGGCACGCCGAGGCCCGTCGTCTCGCGCGGGCCGTGAAGATGAAATGATCCTACGACGCATCGGGCGTCCCGCGCGACCTTAAAGGCATGATCCATGACACAGCTCACATCCCAACTGGTCATCGAACTGCTGGACCGGGTGACCAGCCCGGCGCGTCGGGCGGCCAATGCGCTCGCGGGCATCTCGAACACGGTCCGCGAGACCAATGGCCAGCCCATCACCTTTGGGGATCGCCTGAACGCGGCCATCACCCGCAACAACCGCGCCCTGGCTGACGCGCGTGGCGGGCTGGTGGATGCGGTGGCCAGCTTTTACGCGCTGCGCAGCGCGATCGGCGCGCCGATCCAGGCGGCCTCGGATTTTGAAAGCGCCATGGCCGATGTGGCCAAGGTGGTGGACTTTCCAAGCCCTGCGGCCTTTGCGCAGTTCCAGCAGGACCTGTTCGCGCTGTCGCGCGACATTCCCATCGCGGTGACGGGTCTGGCGGATATTGCCGCAGCGGCGGGTCAGGCCGGGATTGCCGGGCAGGACCTGATCCGCTTCACGGATGCCGCCGCCCGGATTGGCGTGGCGTTTGATATCAGCGCCGAGCAGGCGGGTGGCTCGATGGCCAACCTGATGACGGCTCTCAACCTGACCATCGACGAGACGGTGTTGCTCGCGGATGCGATGAACCATCTGTCCAACAGCCAGGCCTCGAGTGCGGCGGATATTCTCGACGTGGTCCAGCGTGTGGGCGCGCAGGCGACCATGTTTGGCTTTACCGCCGAAGAAACCGCTGCCTTTGCTTCGGCGATGCTGGCGGCTGGTGCGCAGAGCGAGGTGGCGGCCACATCGTTCCGCAACATGGGCGCGGCTCTGACGCGCGGCTCTGCTGCTACCAAGGCGCAGCGTGCGGCCCTACAGGCGCTTGGACTGGACGCGGAAGATACCGCGCGGTCCATGCAGGAGAATGCGGTCGAGACCACGATCGACGTGCTGCGCCGGATTGGCCAGTTGCCAGCCGAGCAGCGCGCGGCGATCTCGTCGCAACTCTTTGGCAATGAGGCCCGCGCGCTTGGGCCGCTGCTGACCAACCTTGACCTTGTCGAGGACACGCTTGGCATGGTCGGGGATCGCGCGACCTATGCAGGCTCGGCCTTTGCTGAGTTTGCAGCCCGCAACAACACGTTCCAGGCCAATATGCAACGGTTCCAGAACGTTCTGACCGAGCTGCAGATCAATATCGGCAATGCGCTGATGCCCGCGATCACGCAGCTTGCCGAAGCCGTCACGCCGCTGATCACCCGTCTCGCCGATCTGGCGAATGCCTATCCGGAGGTGACGCTGGCAGTGGTCGGTGCGACTGCAGCGGTGATCGCCTTCAAAGGCGCCATGGCGGCGCTGCGCTTTGCCGGGCTTCTGGGGCGTGGGGGTGTCCTGTCGCTGATTGCGGCGGGCTATAACAGCATCGGGCGCGCAGCGATTGGCGCGCGCGCAGCGGCAAGTTCGATGATCGGATTGCAATCTGCGCTGGCGGCCATGTCTGGCCAGCCCCTCGGGACGATTGGCCGCTTGCGTGCCGGGCTCAGCGGGATCGCGCTGGCGGTCCCGGGCGTCGCGGCCTTGTCGTCCGGAATTGCGGCAATAGGTGCTGCAGTCGCCACGATCTCTGCCCCGGTCTGGGGCACGTTCGCAGTGATTGCCGCCGCTGTGGCTGTGGCTGGCATTGCCATCTGGCGGTATTGGGACCGGATCAGTGCGATTTTTACCGGCGTGGGGCAGGCAATCAGTGCCGCGCTGCAACCGGGTCTCGATTGGGTTGGTGAAAAGCTGTCCTTTCTGACACCGCTGGTCGATGGGTTCGGTGCAGCCTGGGAGTGGGTGCGCGACAAGCTGTCGGGTCTTGGCGAGTTGCTCTCGGGTCTCTTCACCCGCGAAACCTTGTCCGAGGAAGACATCGCCCGGATCACCGAACGGGCGCGGGAGGTGACCGAAAACATCATCGGCTGGTTTGCTGGCTTGCCTGCCCGGATAGGCGAGGCGGCCAGCGCATTGGTCGAGGCTGGTCGCGGTCTGATCCAGTCCATCTGGGACGGGGCCCGTGAGCGGTTTGCAGAGTTCATCGACTGGGTCGCGGGCATTCCGGGCCGTATCATTGACGCGATTGGCAGCATTGATCTGTCCAGCCTGATCAACTTTGGCGAGCCGCCGCGCTGGCTGCGCTGGATGATGGGGGAAGAGGAGGTCACGCCGCCAGAGATCCCGGCACCGCCGCGGCAGGCTGAATTTGATTTGTTGCCAACCGATCAAAGAGGGGCAGCAGAGACGCTGGCAGCGGCCCGGGCTGCCGGGGATCTGCCAACGCCAGAGTATCTGCAAGACCTGTCAGATTATGCCGGCCACCTGCGCGGTGAAATGGCCGGGGTTCAGGCGCAGATCGACCAGATTGATCAAAACGGGCCAATGGGAGACAGCCTGGCAGCTCCCTTGCTGGCCAACCTTGGACGGTTGCAGGAAGAGCTGGTTGGGGTCGAAGCAGATCTCGATGCGGGTCGCCTGCGCGCGGATGAGGTGACAGAGGCACTACGCATACTCGGGGAAACGGAGACCACGCCCGAGATCGACACTGCCTCCATCGACCGAGCACTCGACCGCGTACGCGCGCTGCGCGCTGAAATGGCTGCCGTGGAAGGCAGTGCGGTGGCACCCGTGCCGTCAGCGCCTGAGATTGACGGTGCCCGTGCCGGTGGTGGCCCAGTCAGCCGGGACGGCACCTATCTGGTGGGCGAGGAAGGGCCAGAGCTGGTCACGCCGTCCCGGTCAGGCTTTGTAAACACCTTTGGCGCAATCCAAGATGTGGTTGCAGCAATCCAGCGGCTGCCGTCAGCGGTTGCCGCTGTCCAGTCAATCGGGCCGCAGCTGGTCACACCACCGTCCGTCGTGTCCGCGCCAGATGTAGTCGAGGGGCCAGCGCCGCGGGTCGGCACAGCGGATGCGGTCGATGCACTGGCGGCGGCGCAAAGGGCGCCGCGTGCGGCGTTTCCAAAGATCGACGTACAAATCAGCATCGCGCCGACCATCCACACCACAGAGCGCGTCGATCCTGCGCAGCTCTCCCGCGACATCGGCGAGCAGATGCGCCGCGAACTGCGCGAGGCTTTCCGCGGCGTCTTTGCAGATACAGGTATGAGGTTTGCGTGATGCTGATGATGTTGGGACCGGTGCAGCTCAAAGTGATCCCCTTCAACACGAACAGCTATGGCCATGGCCATGAGGCGGGCTTTGCCGAAAAGCCGGTTCTTGGCATTCGGCCACCGCTGGAGTTCGTGGGCGAAGGCCCGGAGAGCTGGACCATCAAAGCCAAGCTTTATCCGGAAAAGTTCGGCGGGCTTGGTCAGCTGCAGACGCTCTATCAGGCGCGGGCATCGGGGCGGCCGCAATATCTGATGCGCGGCGATGGTGCGGTGATGGGCTGGGTGGTTATTCTCGATGTGCAGGAGCGCTCGACCTATCTCGATCCCAAGGGCGTCGGCAAAGTCATTGACGTGGATATCAGCGTCAAACGCTGCGGCAGCCCATCCTCAGCCAGTTTCTTCTCGCTGCTGGCCGATATCTTCCTTTGGGCCACACGGTGAGTGCCATGAGGACCACCATGACCAACCCAGTCACTGAAACCGTGACCATTGAAGGCGACGGGCTGACCGTCTCGCTGATCGTCTGGCGGCGTTTTCACCGGCCCATGCCCGGTCTGGTGGAGCAGATTTACGACATGAACCCCGGGCTGGCCGATCTTGGCCAGACCCTGCCGGTCGGGACCCGCTTTGAGATGCCGATCCCGATCCCGCGCGCGCAGCAGGTGCTGGACCCGATCCGGCTTTGGTAAGGAGACCCGCCCCATGT